CTATTAATAATGAATTAACTGCTGGAGGTGGAGGTGGAGCTGGAGGTGCAGGTGCACAAGGACCCACAGGAACTACTTCTGGTGTTGGAGGAAATGGAAAAGATTTATCAACTGCAGTAGGTACTACTGGAGGTGTATGTGGAGTTTTTGCTGGTGGAGGTGGAGGTGGTAGAATCTCTGTTCCAACTGGAGGAGCTGGTGGTCCAGGCGGAGGTGGTAATGCTGGTTCAGCAGGTACTACAAACACTGGTGGTGGCGGTGGTGGTATAAACGCTGGTTATTCTGCTGGTGGATCTACAGCAGGTGGTGCAGGTGGTCCAGGAGTTGTTGTTATAAAAGAATTAGATAGAGCTTCAGGTGTGTGGAATATTAATGAACATTTTTCAAAAGTAAAATGTGGTGAATGGCACAGATTTATAGCAACTTATTCAATTAATTATTTAGTAGTCGCTGGAGGCGGTGGTGGTGGTGGAAATGGTCCTCCAGGTTCTAATGAAAACGGTGGTGGTGGAGGTGCTGGTGGTTATAGAGCTTCTGGATATGGGCCTTCTCCATTACAAGGATCTGCTTTAACAATACCAGAAGGAAGTTATACAATTACAGTTGGAGGTGGTGGAACAGGTATGGCCCCTGGAGGCCCTACATCTTCTACTCAAGGAAATACTTCTACAGCTGGTTTTACAGATAATCCAATTTCATCAGCTGGTGGTGGTAGAGGTGGTGGAAATGTTAATGGTGCAGGATCAGGAGGATCAGGTGGTGGAGAAAGAGGTTGGGGACCAAGCACTCGTGCAGATGGTGATACACCTCCTACAGATCCACCTCAAGGAAATCCTGGAGGCCTTGGATGGTATGCACCTCACCCACCTCCTGGAGGAAATTCTGCTGGTGGTGGTGGTGGTGGAGCAACTGCAGCTGGAGCTGATACAAGTAACACTAGCGGAGCAGCTGGTGGAGCTGGAGCACCAAATACAATATTAGGACCTGATTCAACATACGCTGGTGGTGGTGGCGGAGATGGTCCAGGAGGAGCTGGTTCAGGAGGAGCTGGCGGTGGAGGTTCAAATTCTGGAGCTGGAACAGCTAACACTGGTGGTGGTGGCGGTGGAGGTAATCATAGTTCAAATGGTGGAGCAGGTGGTTCTGGAATTGTGGTAATTAGAGGGCCAAGTGCAATTACTTTTGTAGGTAGTCCTTGTTGTGCTTATACAGCATCTACACATCCAGGCGGTGATAAGATTGCTAAATTTACAGCGTCAGGAACATTGACTATAAGTTAAATTTAAATTATAAATAAATTTTTAAGGAGAAAATAATATGGCACATTTTGCAGAATTAGAATCAAAAACAGATCCAACAGGTTTTACATCTGATACACATTTAGTCGTAAAAAGAGTAGTAGTTGTTGCTAACGACGTTGTACCTTCTGACGAACATGCTGATGGTGAAACATGGTGTGTAAATTTTTTTAAAGGTGGAACATGGAAACAAACTTCTTATAATAATAATTTTAGAAAAAAATACGCAGGTATTGGTGATGTATATAATGCATCAAAAAATAAATTTTTAGCACCACAACCTTATGCTTCATGGGCATTAGATGGTAGTGATGATTGGCAAGCACCAATAACTTATCCATCAGTGGTTAATGATGGTGCAGATCCAGTTGTTTGGTTTTATAAAATTTCTTGGAACGAAACAAAATACAAAGCTGACAACGATACAGGTTGGGAAGCAACTAAATCAAACGACACAGCGGAAACACCAACAGTCTATAATTGGAATGGCTCAGCTTGGGTTTCCGAATAGGAGACTTAAATGGCCAGATCTAATGGCGGTATAATCGGTAAAAGAAATAAAACTTCTTTTGGAAAAAATACTGTCCAATCAAAAACATCTACAGGAAATTTATGCGCTACTCAGCCGGGAACTACACTTGTTGAAGTTTTAACTATTGCTGGTGGAGGTGGAGGCGGTGCAAATGCTAATGGTACTTTTGATGGCGGTGCTGGCGGTGGTGGTGCTGGTGGATACAGATCAACAGAAATAGATGTTTGTGGAGCTACAACTTATCCAGTGACAGTAGGTGGTGGCGGTGCTGGCGGTACTCCAAGTGGTAGTGCTAGTAATAGAGGCACTAACGGAAGTAATTCAGTAGCAGGTTTTCCATCAAACCCAATTACATCAACTGGTGGTGGAGGTGGTGGATCAACTGAATTTCCTGGAGGTGCTGGAAATAAACCTGGTTCTGATGGAGGTTCAGGTGGTGGAGGAGGATCACACGATAATCCAGGAAATGGAGGATGTGGTGGTTCAGGTAATACGCCTCCCGTATCTCCTCCTCAAGGTAATGATGGTGGAGATTCAGCTGGAAATCAAAGTTATGCTGGTGGCGGCGGTGGCGGTGCTGGTGCTGTTGGATCAGCATCTGCAGACACACCTAACGGAAATGGTGGAGCAGGTGGAGCAGGTGTTGCATCTTCTATAACAGGTTGCTCGGTTACAAGAGCTGGCGGTGGCGGTGGTGGTGGAAATAGTTGCGGTGGAGCTGCTGGATCTGGTGGAGGTGGTGTTGGTGGTAATGCACCAGGAAGTCCTCCATATCAAAGTGCAGGTTCAGGAACTGCAAATACTGGCGGTGGTGGTGGAGGTGCAGGTCGATGTGGTAACCCTGGTAATGCTGGTGGAGCTGGTGGATCAGGAGTAGTTATCGTAAAAGAATTAAATAAAGCAAGTGGTGTATGGAATTTAAAAACACATTACAGAAAATTAAGAGAATCAACAGTAACATGGCCTAAAAAATTATTAAGTTATAATTTAAATTATTTAGTAGTAGCTGGAGGTGGTGGAGCGTCTGGTGATATTGGTGGTGGAGGTGGAGCTGGAGGGTATCGTGCATCTGGTTATGGTCCTTCACCTTTACGAGGAAGTGCATTGCCATTTTCAAATTTAGAAGGTGGTGAAAGTTATGTTGTTACAATTGGTGGTGGTGGCGCTGGTGGTCAAGACGGACCTTCACCAGAACCACAATGTGGAGCAAATGGTAGTAATTCAGTATTTAATGTATGTGGACCTTCAGATTTAAGAATTACTTCAACAGGAGGAGGTTCTTCTAAAAAATTTCCAGGTAATGGAGCAACAGGAGGATCAGGTGCTGGAGGTTCTGCTAATACAGGATCAGGTGCTGCTGGTAATACACCACCAACAGATCCGCCTCAAGGTAATGACGGAGCAAATTCAGTTAATCCAGGTTCTTATAATGAAGCAGCTGGAGGAGGTGGTGGTGCAACTGCTGCAGGAAGTCAAGGAGTTCCAGCTGGTGGTGCTGGTGGTGCTGGTGCACCAAATAGTATTAATGGATCAGATGTAACTTACGCTGGTGGTGGAGGTGGAGGAACTGGATCTGCAAGATCTGGAGGTGCTGCCGGAGCTGGTGGTGGTGGAAAAGGTGGTGGTGGAGCATGTAACTCATGTAAATCTGCTGCTGGAACTGCTAACACTGGTGGTGGAGGTGGAGGTGGAGCTAGTTCAAATCCTACTGCTAACATTCCTTGTGCAGCTGATGGAAAAGCAGGGGGATCAGGAGTTGTTATTATTAGAGCACCTAGTGATGTAACGTTTTCAGTATCTCCTGGAACAAATGCAACATCAGTTCATCCTGGTGGTGATAAAATAGCTACATTTACAGTTTCTGGAACATTGACAGTTTCATAAAAATAGATATATTATTTTTATGGTGGTAAAAGAAAGAACATGCAATTAACAAATTATTATTGGTATTTTCAATCAGCAATTCCAGAGCGTATCTGTGATGACATTGTTCGTTATGGAAAACAATTACAAGATCAAATGGCAGTAACTGGTGGTTTTGGTAATGGTAAAAAATTAAATGCAAAACAAACAAAAGATTTAAAAAAGAAAAGAAACTCAGATATTGTTTGGATGAATGATAGATGGATATATAAAGAAATACAACCCTATGTTCATCAAGCAAATGCAAACGCAGGTTGGAATTTTCAATGGGACTTTAGTGAGTCTTGTCAATTTACAAAATATACTAAAGGACAATTTTATGATTGGCACTGTGATGGTTGGGACAAACCTTATTGGCGAGAAAACCAAAATGATCCGTCTCACGGTAAAATTAGAAAGTTATCAGTAACAGTTACATTATCAGATCCAAAAGATTATAAAGGCGGAGAGTTAGAATTTGATTTTAGAAACATGGACCCTGATAAAAAACCTAATATAAGAAAATGTAAAGAAATATTACCTAAAGGATCTTTAGTTGTGTTTCCTGGTTTTGTTTGGCATAGAGTATGTCCAGTTAAAAAAGGAACAAGACATAGTTTAGTAATATGGAATTTAGGATGGCCTTATAGATAATATGAAAAAGAAAAAAGAAAAATTAGAATTTCCAAAACAATTAAGTAGAGAAGATTTATTTCCTTGTCCTATATGGTATGGTGATGAACCTGGATTTGTTAATGAATTAAATAAAGCATCTGATCCATATATTGAAGCATCAAAAAAAAATTTAAAAAAAACAATAGATAAAAGAAATAAAAAATTTGGTAATAAAGGAGACATGGGACATGTGTTTCATTCGACAAGTTTAATAGGTGATCCTAAATTTAAAAAATTACAAGATTATGTAGGAGCAACTGCATATAATTTATTAATTGAAATGGGATTTGATTTAACAAATTATTCATTGTTTATTACAGAAATGTGGGTGCAAGAATTTCCTAAAAAAGGTGGTGGTAATCACACATTACATACACATTGGAATGGTCACATATCTGGTTTTTATTTTTTAAAAGCAAGTGAAGCTACTTCTATGCCGTTGTTTGAAGACCCACGTCCAGGTAATACAATGAATCTTTTACCAGAAGCAGATAAATCAAAAGTAACTTATGCATCATCACAAATAAATTATAAAGTAACACCAGGAAAAACTATGTTTTTTCCATCTTATATGCCGCATCAATATGTGGTAGATATGGGATATGAACCATTTAGATTTATACATTGGAATTGTCAAGCAATACCAAAGGTGGCCTTAAATGCAAAATAAAGATATGAAAAAAGCTGTTATAAAAACTTTACTAGAATCTAGTCCATTAAAAACTAAACCAAATTTTATAGATAATTTTATAAAATCTAAAATGCAATTGAAAGGAAAAAATGTCATTAAAAAAATCAGCGTTTCAAAAAAATAAATATAGTGTTTTAAAAGGAGCTATTAATAAAGAATTAGCAGATTTTGTTTTTGCTTATTTTTTAAATAAAAGAAATGTTGCAGGGTTTTTATTTGATAAAAAATACATATCACCATTTACAGAATATTGGGGTATATGGCATGATGAACAAGTTCCTAATACTTATTCTTGTTATGCTGATATAGTTATGGAAACTTTGTTGCAGAAAGTAAAACCTGTAATGGAAAAACACACTGGTTTAAAACTTTCTGAAACTTATTCTTATGCAAGAATTTATAAAAAAGGAGATGTGTTAGCTAGACATAAAGATAGATACTCATGTGAGATATCTACTACATTAAATTTGGGTGGTGATTCATGGCCAATTTATTTAGATCCAACAGGTAAAAAAGGACAAGCTGGTATTAAAGTAGATTTAAAACCTGGAGACATGTTAATATATTCTGGATGTGATTTAGAACATTGGCGAGAAGAGTTTACAGGCAAAGATTGTGCACAAGTATTTTTACATTATAACAAAGCGTCATCTAAAACAGCTAAAGAAAATCAATACGATAAAAGACCATTTTTAGGGTTGCCCGGTTACTATAAAGGCTTTAAAATACCTAAATAATATTGTATATAATAATATGGCGGGAGATTCCACCACACCATCTCCTGCCTTATTATTAAGGATTTTTATATGTTACAAAAAGTACAATTTGCTCCAGGATTTAATAAACAAGTAACCGCAACAGGTGGTGAAGGTCAATGGATAGATGGAGATAATGTTCGTTTTAGATATGGCACACCTGAAAAAATAGGTGGTTGGTCACAATTAGGTTCTGTTAATATAACAGGACGTAACACAGCCATACATCATTTTGTAAATGCTAATGGTATTAAGTTTGCAGCGTTAGGTACAAATAGAATATTGTATGCATATTCTGGTGGTATTTTTTATGACATACACCCAATTAAAGCAACCACAACATTAACAAATGCTTTTTCTACAACTAATGGATCAGCAACTGTTACAATAACTTTTGCATCAGCACATAATATAAATAAAGGTGACATTATTTTATTAGATAATTTTACAAGTATTACAGATTCTGATTTTACTTCTTCTAATTTTGACGACAATAAATTTCAAGTAACAACCATACCAACAGATACAACATTAACTGTTACAATGGCATCTAATGAGTCAGGTTCTGGTGCGTCAACATCTGGTGGTATTAGAGTTAAACATTATTATCCTGTAGGGCCAGCAGTTGAGGTTGCATCAACAGGTTGGGGTCTTGGATCATGGGGTGGTGTAGCACAAGGACAGTTTACATCTACATTATCTTCATCAATAAATGCAAGTGTAACAAGTTTAACTATGGCTAGTTCAACATCATTTCCATCATCAGGTACAGTGCAGATTGGAAACGAACTAATTACTTATACCGGAAACAGTGGTGGTACATTATCTGGTTTAACAAGAGGAGCATCCGGTACAACAGCAGCAACACACAGTTCTGGTGCAACAGTAACAGATGCATCAAACTTTTTTGCATGGAATGCTGCAGCTTCAGGAGATATTATAACAGCACCAGGTTTGTGGTCATTAGATAATTTTGGTAATAAATTAATTGCAACTATATTTGGTGGAGAAACTTTTGAATGGGATTCTGACCCAACAGGTGCAACAGGAACAAGAGCAACTATACTTGCAAATGCACCAACAGCATCATCATTTAGTTTAGTGTCAACACCAGATAGACACTTAATATTTTTTGGAACAGAAACAACTATTGGTACAGCTAGCACAAGAGATGAAATGTTTATAAGATTCTCGGATCAAGAATCTATTGATGAATCAACTTCTTATGCACCATCGGCTACTAACACTGCAGGTACACAAAGACTTGCAGATGGATCAAAAATTATGGGAGCGATTAGAGGACGGGATGCTATTTATCTTTGGACTGATACTGCATTATTTATTATGCGTTTTGTTGGTGCACCTTTTACATTTTCATTTCAACAAGTTGGTACAAACTGTGGATTGATAGGAAAGAATGCAGCTGTAGAGGTTGATGGTACTGCGTATTGGATGTCAGAGAATGGTTTTTTTAGATACACAGGTAAACTAGAATCATTACCATGTTTAGTTGAAGATCATGTTTATGACGATATTAATACAATACCTAAACAACATATTAATGCAGGACTAAATAATTTGTTTGGTGAAGTAATGTGGTTTTATCCTAACTCTGGATCAGGAACTGTTAACCGTATGGTTTGTTATAATTATCTTGACTCAACACCTGATAGACCAGTTTGGACCACAGGAACATTAGCTAGAACAGCTTGGCAAGACTCTGCTGTATTTGGTAAACCTCATGCAACAGAATACGATGACGATGGTACAACAGCAACAACTAATAAAGATCATGTTATTGGTTGTACTGATGGTATATCTACATACTATGAACACGAAAAAGGTTTAGATCAAATTAAAGAAGGTGCAACCTCTTCTATTACTGCAAACATACAATCAGGAGATTTTGATATAGGTAATCAAGGATTACAAGGTGACGGTGAATTTATGATGAAAATTAGAAGAGTGCTACCAGACTTTTTATCACAAACAGGAGATAGTGTTGTTACATTAAATTTAAGAGACTTTCCTAATCAAACACAAGCTAGTTCATCACTTGGACCATTTACTATAACAAGTAGTACAAAAAAAATAGATACACGAGCACGTGCAAGATCTATATCTTTAAAAGTATCTAATACTAGTACAAGTCAGTTTTGGAAACTTGGTACATTTAGATTAGATATACAACCGGATGGTAGAAGATAATGGCTAGAATTGTACAAGCACTAACACAACCCAATAAAGAATATGATCAACAAATACAACAATCATTTGTAAGAGATGTTGATAGTATTGTACAAAAATTAAATACAACATATCAACAAGATTTAAAGGACGAGTCAGAAGCGGAGGCATACTTCTTTGGCTAATACATTTACAAATAAAAAAGTAGATTTAACGTCTACATCTGCTACAACATTATATACTGTACCATCAGCTACAACAGCTATTATAAAATCAATATTAGTATCTGAAGACTCAGGCAATGCAGATACAATAACCGTGACTATTACAGATACAGCCGATGCTGTATTTAGTTTATTTAAAACTAAAACAATATCTTCTAATGGGACCACTGAACTATTAACAGCGCCCCTTGTATTGGAAGAAAGCGAAGTATTAAAAGTAACAGCTGCTACAGCAAATAGATTACATGTAGTATTATCTGCTCTAGAAGTTCAAAAAAGAACTGTTACAACATAGCTTGATTTACTTGACAAAAACAAGTAATATAAGAAACCCACAGGTTAAAATCCTGCTTTTAAACTAACTTAAAAAATATATGAAAACAGGATTAGAATCATTAGATACAGGCGCACCAAAAATTACCTATTCAGGTAATGAAGGACCTAAAGCACCGCAACAAATGCAAATGGCTGGGTCTGATAGATACTTTAAAATATTAGAATTTAAAATTAATGAATTAGAAGGTGAACTTGGTAGAGATTTAACTGACGAAGAGTATGAAGCAGTAAGTAAAGAAGCTTACGAAGAATTAAGTTCTGGTGCTAGAGCACCACGAGGAATTGAAAGTATGAAAATGGCTAGTTATAGACCAGGTGAATATTCAGAAGATGAAATAGAAATGTACGAAAAATATAAGTACGACATGAATGAACAAAAACCTGGAATGCCTATTATGGATATCGATGAGTTTTTAAGACAGGAATATGGTCAAGGCAGAGTTGATGTTGCTGATGGTGGTGTAATGCAACTTGTTAAAAAAAATGCAGATGGTTCAAGACCAGGTTATCGTGGTGTTGGTGGTTATCGAGGAGGGCCTGGAGGTTCCGGAGGAGGTGTAGGAAGAGAACAAGCGGGAACAAAAGCAGGAAGTCCAAGTGAACGTGATTTTTCTACAGGACCAAATGTTGGAAGAAGCAGAAATGAGACACCAGCAGATGACCGAAGCAGTCCACTACAAACTTATAGAACAAAAGAAGCAACAGGTAAATTATTTGATGAGGATTATGAAACAATTGATGAAGTTCCATTAAATAAAAGAGAACAAGAAACAGATACTTTCATAGATAAAAAAGCAGATTATCCAAAATACACACCAGCCGTTGTAAAATTTTTAGCTAATTTAAATAGAAGACCTAATAGAGAATTTTTTGTAAATAAAGTTTTATATTCAGGAAATATCCCTAATTATTTAGATGAAGATTTTAAT